TAAAAGACTCGGCTATCGCGCGAGCAAGATCGCTCTCGACGTAATGATCGCGAAGGACCTCAACCACGTAAGCGCGGTTCTGATCATCGAGACCGATAACAGCACCGACAGAATAATCGTTCGCTGCGCTATTCCCATAAGCGAAATCCCAGAAAATGTAGTAGCGAAGTTGTTGGGGCTGCTGCTCGAGACCAATCGTTCGCTGGGCCAGTAGGTCGGCAGTGAACTTAACCTTTCTCGTTCCTGACGCGTTCAACATGTACTGCGACAGGTAGATTCCCAAATCCTTGCGCTTTCTTTTGTTCAAGAAATCGTTGGTCAGGCGCTCGCGGCCTGTCTTGTCAAATTCAAAAAGAAGCTCCCAATCCGCGTCCGTGCAATCCCGCTCGTCTTTGTGTTGAGAGGCAGGGGTCAGCCAACGAGCTGGAGTTGCGAGCTTCTTCAGATCCGCCGGCTCAACGGACGCCACAGTGTGTGCGTACAAGTCAGAGCCTGCGTAAGGTGTGCCCAGAAGATCTTTGAAACCGCCTGGGTCAATAAGTGATTCAGCCATAGTAACCTTGCGGATTACTTTGGCTATGAGTTCTTTCGTTTCTGAGTTCTTGTCGTTAACGACGTCGTCACACTTCATCAAATCGCAATGCCAGCCAGGCAAGTTCGATAGAATCGAGTTGGCCCAGGCGGAAGGATCTTTCTTCTTGTCGTCGCCGACTGTGCGATTCGGACAAATGAACTGATCTTCAGAGCCTTCTGTCCGAGTGGATATGGTCCATTCGGGGAAGAGTTTCTGAAAACTCGTTGGATCAGCAGCTTTTGGAACGAAAAAATAATTCTTCAATTCACCGATGAACGATACAGCCAGGCCACTTTCGGCTGCCAAAATTAGCATACGAATGTCAGGGAAGTTAATCAACCACTGGACACAATCAATAATGTCGATCGTGGATTTGAAACTGCCGCGAGGATACAGGAGCAAACGCTCCTTGATATCGTCCTGCAGATATTGAGGCTTCGACGGATCCTTCTGCACGAAGAAATTGCAGATAGGCGCGTGCGTGAAGAACGTGAACGCCTTATTGAACACTTCACGGCCGAGGAACAGAAGGATCGTGCGGCACATGAACTGCAGCATGCCCGTGACCTGCAGCTGCGGGTCCAGGGACTTGAGCGTGGCCAGGTGGGCGTCAAAGATCTCCATTCGTTTAATGGAGGCCCAGACGTCCGGGTCCAGCTTGTCGACGGCGTGCTTAGCTATGGCGCGATCGAACTGAATGTAATTGCGTGCGCGCTCGAACAGCTCTGTGAAACTCTTCGGGGCGGGGCCAGCTAGATCGCGGTCCGCGACTGCCCAGAAGTTCTTGATCGAAAGGCCTTCTTCTTTTCTCGAGGCAAAGCCTTGCGCCTCATCTAGCAAATACTCTGAACTCCACTTGATTTCTGGCATGACCTGTCCTTGAAAGATCCAATCCGGATCGTTCGTGGCACTTTGTCTTACGCTTGTGCGGGGGCTTCCTCTGCTGCTGGAGCCGCGGCTGCCGGTGCGCCGGCTGATGCTTCTTCATCTCCCATGTGATCTTGCATGTGAGACTGAAGCGCCGCCATATCAGGGATGGCGTGCTCTTCTTGCTCGGGCATCTTGCCGTCCGCTCCCGCTTCGGTGCTCATGTCATGCTTGACAATGAAGCCTCCGGAGTGGGCTTTGCGAATATGCATGCCCTTCACTTTCTTTCCGCTCTTCTTGGCTGCGGGTTTCTTCTCGCCCTCTTTCTCGCCCTTCTCTTCTTTCTCAGGGTTGTGCTTGTCGGAAGTCTTTTTCTTGCCTTCGGATTTCTCCTTCGGCTCGTTCTCTTCCTCTTCCACGGCCGCGGACATCGGGCCGGCTTTCTTTTTGAGAGCTAAAACTTTCTTGCCTTCTTCGGCTTTCTCTTTCGGAATGACGACTTCGCCTTCCTGGAGATTCTTGACGCCGTCTTCCTTGACTTCTCCGCCTTTGTGCATCTTGGGAACGTTCTTCACGTACTCCCCGATGTTGTCGCCCTTGGCTTTCGATTCAGCAGCAATGTCGGTGCCGGGACCTTCGAGCAGACCGGAGCTCTTGGGCTTCGGGGTCTCCGCAACAGGCGCGCCCTTCGTAGGTTTCACCGGGCCGTTGAATTTCACAGCCTTGGCTAGAACTTCTTTGCTCTTTTTGATGGCGTCATCGGCCATCTTGATTCCGTCTTGTGCTTGTGGTGCTGGCATGGTGCCCTCAATTTTCTAAGTTTAGTACGCAAAGCGAGTTCACCGAAACACTTACGATATGCGAATTTAATTATCCGCATTATCGTTGGACGGGGAACTTTGTGCCCTTCTTTAATCTTTTCTAGCAACCAGTCGAAAACATCTTTGTCTCGTTTCGATGAGTTTTCTTTTCTGCTAAGAGGAAGAATGTTCCAGATAAAGTTCGTTGATTTGCTGTTACTTAGGGGAACTATGTGATCGGCAGCTAAATTTTCCGAGCGTAAAATTTTCCCAGTAAGCCAGCTTTTTCTTCCGACTTCTTGAAGTAGGTTTGTCCACTCTTTTGTTGTGAAATGTCCGGGTCTACTTTTTGTAATGGCTTTTCTTTTTAACTGGTTAACTCGCGTCGGTGTAGCTTTGTACTGCCTTCGGCGCCATGCTTTGCCTTTAGGAGTCTGTCGCCATATGCGCCGCCACTCGCTGTTACGCGCTTTTCTTTTCGAACTTAGTTCATATTTACTATTTCTAGCTTTTCCTTTCGGACTCTGATTGTATTTCTTAAAGTAAGCCTTTGAAATCATAATTCCTCCTTGAAAGGGGCCGGGGGCATTCAAGGTGCCCCCGACACGCTCGGCTCATGACTTCCGAACGTTCCTAAACCTTAAGATCGTGGTATTGCTGTATGACGCAACCTAACTGAAGTTTTCTTAGATTCCTTCTTTTCAGGAAGCTTCAAACCTTTAGAACTTTTGTTCCACTCGTCAACGTCTACGCCTTGCTTCTTCAATTCTTTTTTGTGGATGTTAAAATAAGCCGCCTGCGCTTTGCTTTTGTACGGCATGACTTACTCCGCGGCGCCCACGTACAGCTTTCGGAGCACCAGCGCGAGCCACATGATTGGTGTGTATTCCAGGAGCCAACCGCCTAGATAGAGCAACCCGTCGCCGATGCTGTAAATGTTCCCCAAAGGGAAAATGTCTGCCAAAACTTTCAGGTGAGAGTTAGGCCCCATTACGCTGTGGGTCCTATCGATCATCTCGCCACCCTTGCCACACCATTCGGAAGGTGCAGCTGCGATTTCGTCGGGATCCATTCCTCTGGTTGAACACTTCATGTCCATCCAAGACGCGTTCATCATCACCGGAAATTTCCCGTGATTGGCTACGAGCACAGCCTGATTGGAGGCTACGCCTAGACCGAACAAGAGCGCTGGAATAAGGAGCAAATACCAGTAAGGAAACCGACGGAGATATTTCATTGTCGTAGTACCTGGGATCCGGCGCGGACCGTGGTGCCTTGTTCGGGTTCGGTTGCCGATTACTTCTGAACGTTGATATCGATTGTTTGCTGCTGGTTTTGAATCTGCTTCTGATTGGCGACGTCCTCTTTGTATGAGTGCGCCAGGAGAAGTGCTTGGATAGCGCCGGCGAACAGAGCAAACGACGTAAGGTCCCGGCCTACTTTCAGCCAGCCGTAGGCCCCGACAACAGAGAAGGCTAAGGCGAAGAAAGTGCATCGTCCCTGCCACAGACCGAAGAATGCGCTGGCCACGTTGCCGCTGATTGCGGACTGGAAAATTTTTGCTGCCTTGTCGGGAATCTTCATTGTGCTCTCAAAATGAAAATGACCGGTTGGGAGGCAACCGGTCATTCTATGAACGCGATTCGTAATTCGCGTACGCTATGCTGGTGGGTTTACTTCGTTGGCGCGCCGTAGGTGTTGCAGTGAAAACCACCACCTACTAGGATCGGACTCGCCGTGCGAGAGGTCACGATCGAACCCATCTTGCCGCACTCGCATTTTCTGCGATCAATGTTCTGCGTCTTGATAGACTCAATTCGCTCAAATTTCAAACCGCAAGTATCACAAATGTACTCATAGACAGGCATCGGGATCTCTCCAGGTGTTATTCAGATTTTGACTTCAAAGATCGTTTGACAGACACGGCGCCGTGGGTGGGGCATTTCCAGCCTCCTAACCCATGGACCATCTTGCCTTCCTTGTCGGTCGACACTGCCGGCTTGGTAACCGGGCCGTCGCACTGCGAACAGCTATAGTTAAAACGAGCGTTGGACACGATTTTTTGTTTTCCTTTCTTTTGTTAGTTTTCTGGTTCGTTCTGCTTTATAACGACCAAACTCTAATGCCCAGGCACCAGTAGTTGATCGCTTCATCCAATTGCAGTTGGCGCAAAGAAGCTGATAACGTTTGCTTCCTTCTCTGATTTCCTGCAAAATTTTAGTGTAATAAAGCGCGGCATTTTTGCGCTTCCACTTGTCAATGAACCCGTCGTCTAAGACGTGATCTATCTGAAATAGCCGGGGGTCATTGCACCCCAAAGTTCCGTCAACGTTCTTCCAGCGGCAATCAGGATTCATGCATCTGCCGCCGAAAAATTCGATTATTTGATCGCGTTTTTCTTTGGGCCCAGCTAACTCGTCGTCATGAACTAGACCGCAAAAACAGCTGGAAGAACTGACCCCTGTGTGACGATTTGGGTCATTTTTTGTCTTCTCCGCCAGAACACTAAGTTCACCCATAGGGCTCCACTTTAAAAAAAAAAGGATACGCTCTTGTTACTTTTTGTTACACGGCTACCAAAAGTCCTTTGTTTTCAACAGCTAGGACTTGAACTCTGCCTCTTCCGCTACCCGGCGTCGGAGCAATCCAGCTACGACTTGACCGCCCGCCATATCCCACTTCTCGAAATCAGCCGCGGCTGTCGCGAAAGCGCGCTGGTTGACTAAGGTCAGAAGCCTGCTATGCTCAAAGGATCCGGCCCCAAGGTTGAACACGAAGTCGACCAGGGCGTCGAACTCTCCCTGGGTCAGGGCGATCGTGACGTACAGATTTACCGTCTGGACGGCCCAGGAGACGTCAGAAGCCAGCCACGCCTCCGCCTGCGCCTGGGTGCATACATCGCCTTGCTGCACGCCTGCCGTGTGGCCGTACCCTATCGTCCAGCGGCCTACCTGATCTTGGTATGCGGTTAGCCGCAAACCTTCAAACTGCTCGGTGAGTGCCAATCCTGTTTTGCTGTAATTCACGGCTTCCTCCTACTTCAATTTCATCTCAAACTTACCTGCCAAGGATAACATAAGTTGCCTTGCTCTACAAATTTGTTCGGGGAGCCCGCAGCAAAAATGATCGCAGAAATCAGAATCACCCAAACATATTCCGGCTGCTAATTCATCTTGAGTGACGTGATACTCCTTTAGGCAGCTGCAACCTGAATCGAATTCATTCATTTCGGCGCCGCACCAATAGCACGAGATCTTCATCTTCACGGTTTCCTCCGCCGTTCCTGATCTCGCCTGTACGTGTCCAGTGGCCCGTCCAGCAGATCGAAGCACAAGTGCGCTGGATACCACCGGAAGCCGCACCGCGCGCAATACTCGGGATCGACGCTGCCGGGCGCCGGCTTGGGCAGATTCTTGTCCTCAGGCTCAATGTACGCTCTTTTCGGCTTCTTGACTGCGGCTGTCGTTGTAGGCTCAGGGGCGGCGGGCTGAGGGACCTCCATCACGCCTTTGGCAATGTCCAGGGTCAGACCGTCAATGTCCGGTTCTTTGTCCGCTACGATCATGTCGCCGGACTCGGCCTGCAATGTAGCGAACGCGCGCACCAGCTTGGATACCAATCTGCGCTCGATTGTCCGCCGCAGTTCGCGGGCGCCTAGCTCTTTGCTCGTGCCCTCCTGGATCAGAAAGTCTTTCCCGCGGTTGGAGACTTCTACGAAAACAAACTTGTTAGCCTTGAGCAAACGGTCCTGGATGCGCTCCAGTTCGATGTTCAAAATCTTTCGGAGGGTGTCCTCCGACAAGGCGCGGAATACGACCATACGATCGATACGGTTGAAGAACTCGGGGGAGAAGAATTTCTTGACTGCTTCCTTGGACGCACGATAGATCTCATCGTCCAGGGCTAGTTCGCCGCCATCCGTGACTTCCTTATCGCGCACTCCGAAACCGTAGCCACCGCTGGTCCGCAAGAGCTTCTTCACTTCGCCGGACCCGAGGTTCGACGTCAGTACGATGATGCATCGGCTCAGGTCGACCTCGACATTCTTTCCGGTCTTCATGACAGCGCGGTCCATGATGCCGAGCAAGATCTGGTGCAAAGCAGCGTTGCCCTTTTCAATCTCGTCAAACAAAACGATCGTATACTTGTTCTTGGACTTCGCCCACTTGGCTTCGATCGCGTCTTTGTTTATGATCGGCGCAGTCTCCCCGCCCACGTAGCCTGGAGGGGCTCCGATCAGTTTGGCTGTCTCGTGAGAGTGCTGGAATTCCGCGCAGTCAACCTTGATCAGGGTGACGTCTTGAATCTCAGCAAACGTTTC